CGGGCAGTTGTACCCTGATTATGAACCCCGCCTGTGTTTTTTTTAAAAGAATTATCCTAGCAGTGAGGTTCTTGAGGCTATAAGAATCTGATTAGGACAATCGAAAGGTACTTGTAGCGACCGGTCAACGCAAGCAAGCTATAAGACCTCTTGAACTAACTGCATTAAATCGGAGGAGCATGGGAATATCTGAACAAATACACGAATACCTCGAAAAACAGGCCGATTGTATAACTAAAAAAGCAGAACACCGAGAGCAGCACGCCACAGCCTGTGCAAGATTAGCTGTTCTAATGGCCCGGCATATAGATAAAAGTACAGCCAGTTTTGAAAATAAAATCCAATTGCTTTTAAAAAAATTTGAAGGCACAGAAACCGAGGAAACTATAAAAAGTTTATCTGACAGTTATTACCAGGACGAAGCACTCTGGAAAAATTACCGGGATTTTGCCGAAGTATATAAAAGCAAAATAATCGAGCTACAGAGCCAGCGGAAGCACGAAGGGAGCGGGTTGTAATAAAAGAAATTCCTGTTTTAATATTGGCCATAAACGACAGGTTTCTTACCGAGATTTAGGATAAGTTTGTGGTAGGTGTAAAAACACTAACAATCGGTTTTTTGGGAGAGCTTGCCTTAATAGACTCCCTATACAATATAACCCGCCGGCGCGCGGGGCGAGGTGATAGGATGGCAAACTGGGCAAAGATTAAAATAGGATATTTGGAAGGCAAAAAGCCCATTGAGCTTGCTAAAAAATACAAAGTGAAAGCTCAAACTATTTCCAATAAAGCTTACGAAGAAGACTGGAAAGTAGAAAAAAGTAAAATACAAGAAGAAATAGCAAATAATTACAAGACAGAGATAGATGAGCTTGTAAGTATTTCTCTGCCTGAGTTAAAAAAAATAATTGAAATGGATACGCTGTCAATAACCCAAGAAGGGGCAATAACAACTGTAAAAACAGCAGACAAAATAAATGCAATTAAAGCTGTGCTGGATATATCAGGGTTAAAGAGCGAGAAAAAAGAATTAAGTGGCACTATAAATACAGCATCATTTGCTGTTGAAATTGTATGAAATTTTATAAAAAATATAAACCATTACTTGAATTAAATAATTCAAAATTTAATGTAATAGCTCTGACTGGCGGCCGTGGCTCGATGAAAACAGGCCACGCATTGAGGGGCGTGTTGTTATGTTCTACTCAGGCAAAAAAGAAAACTTGTTTTTTCAGGGAAACCAAGGAGACATTAAGCGATTCACTGAAAGCTGAATTAGACGGGATAATAGAAACCGAATTCCCCAATAGGGGGTTTTCTTCTACTAATGACGCAATTCGCCACATTAATGGCTCTTATATGTTTTTTAAGGGCTTGAAAGAAATAAACACAGCAGCCATAGAAAATCTTAAGGGCATAGCTACAACAACAGACTTTTTTATAATTGACGAGGCACAATCGGTATCACAAGCAGTTTGGGATGTACTTATCCCGACATTAAGGAAAGCCGGCTGTGTTCTGCTTGTGATATACAACAGAATAGATGACTCTCTTCCGGTTGAGGATTCGCTGTTTCTGGACTATGAAGCAATGAAGGCTCCAGAAGGCACTTATTTTATAGAGGTAAATTATCCCGAAATACAGCATTTAGGTTTACTGAGTTCTCAATTTATCCAAAGAGCTGAATTACTGAGGCAACATAAGCCAGACAAATATGAACGGGATTATCTTAATAAGCCTAAAGGCGGAAACCTTAACACAGTAGTAAAATATTTTAACAAAACCAAGCACATCAAAGCAGTTAATTACTATCCTTCCGAGCCGCTGCATATATCCTGTGATTTTAACGTTGACCCTATGTGCTGGGTGTTAGCTCATACAAACGCTAGCATGACAGGGGATATTAGGAATCCTGCTACAAAGATATACTTTATTGATGAAATAGTGGTAGAGAATACCAACGTTAGGGACACGGCAAGAGAGTTTCTTGAACGTTACGGATTTCATAAGGGCGAAATAATAATAAACGGGGATGCTTCCGGAGATAATAGGGACGCAGGCAGTGACAAAACCAAGTTTGTCCAGTTAAGAAATATTCTTTTTGATTATGGATATACAAATATAAGAGTTGATATAAAAGAGGGTAACCCCCGCAAGGTAGCACGGTTTGATGCATTTAATAACAAAATGCTGACTGATGCCGGCGAGATACAAGTTTATACCTCTCCTAAGTGCAAATGGCTTATATACAACTATCAAAAACTGTGCTTTAAACCGGGGACGTCGGTAGTTGATAAGCCAACACAAACCATATTAAGCAACGACCCGAATAGTAAATTTTTAGAACACATCTTTGATGCGGCTAGTTATCCAATAGAATACTACTGGCCAGTTAGAGATACAAGAAAGTTTCCAGAATCACAAGAAGAACTAAGTATACAAGAACAATTTAGCAAAAGCGGGAGGTAATCATGAATTTAGAAATCCTTTTATCAATGCATTTTGACCCACTCATTGTCGAGCTTGTAACCGATAATCAATCTTATAGAAAAATAATTGCAACACTAGGGGAAAAAGAAGTAACAGAACTAAAAGGACAAGATTTAAAAGATTTATTATTTTACGTTTATAACTTAAAAAGTGGCAGAGAGCCAGAAAGGATATTAAATGAAACTTAGAAAAAAATTATTAACAATAGCGTTATTGGCGTCATTACTTGCGCTTCCAGCTATTGCGGCAAAAAAAGCATTAACAAATTTTAGTGATTACACCAGCGGGCGGCCTGATGTGTCCAGGACTTTTTCGGCGGTTGATGATGCAATAACAGCTCTTACCGTATCAACAACTCCAGGAAACGACACAGTAACATCTGCTAAAATAGTTAACGGCGCAATACTTAACGCAGACATTAACGCTTCAGCAGCAATTGATTTCAGCAAATTTGCAGCTTTATCTTCAGGTAATTTACTTGTGGGTAGCGCCGGCAACGTGGCAACATCGGTTGCTTTATCTGGAGATGGTACTTTAAGTAATGCCGGCGCTTTGTCCGTAACTGATTTAACTATATCAGGCGAAGCACAAGGCGAAATACTTTACAATGATGGCTCAAATTGGGTTTCTTTAAATGTTGGTACTGCCGGTTATTCATTATTGACAAATGGCGCAGGACAGAACCCGTCATGGGGAATACCTACATTAGCAACAACTTCTAATTTTAATAATACAATTACCGCCGAAGCTGGGGCTAGTGACTATACTTTAGATTTTGGGACAGCTGGTGGAGCTTACACTTTAACAGTTCCGGCGGTAGGTGGAGCTAGAACATTTGCATTTATAAATGAAACTCAAACATTCACGGCAGCTCAAACGCTTCCAAATACTGGATTACATTTACTTGATACTAACGCTTCTCATGATCTCGTTATAGTTCCTGGGTCTGATTTAACAGCAGACAGGAACTTAACAATTACTACCGGTGATGCAGCTAGAACAATTACTCTGGGTGGCGCAATAACTACAACGGGTGATTTAATAACAGTGGGTGATGATTCGCTTACCTTTACTACTGGTGGTGCTACTGATGTAACACTTCCTACAACTGGAACACTAGCAACCCTCGGTGGTATTGAGGCAATAACTGGAGTAAAAACCTTTACAACCCCCAAGTTAGAGGGTGGCGCAAATGACACAACTATTACAGCTGCTAACCAGACTAATGCAGCAGCCGTAGCTACAATTCCCGATATTGGGGATGCAGCTGATAATTTTGTAATGGATAATACGGCAGCAACAATAACTCTTAAAACAATAGATGCGGACTCTAATACAATATCAAATATCAATGCAGATGAGCTTGACCCGATAGCAATTGGTAATTATGGAGTTAAGGGCGTATTAACATACAATCTTACCAATCAGGCAGCAGCGGTAAACATTTACAGTTCAAATGCTCCTTTTAAATTCCTTATAACCAACGTTCATTCTATTTCAACCAGTGCAGACGGCGGAACTTGGAAATTAAACAACGGAGCAGGCGGTGCAGGAACTGATGTTACAAATGCTGTAACAGTGGCAGCAAGTGCAGATGATATTGATACTCCATCTGATATAACATACGCAGAGGCAGACATTGCGGCCAATGGCTCTTTGTCTATAGTCCCAGACGGTGGCGGCGTTCTGGATTGTATTATATTTATTGAGTTTATCAGAATAGACTAACTTAAAAATTTAGGGGCGGAATCTGCCCCTATCCTTTTGGGTTAATAGGAAAAACAAATGCCTAACGAGCTGATACAAGAGCAAAATATAATAGAACTTAATAACGAGTTGGAAAGCAAGCTAGTGCCTTGGATTACCACTCATTATACTCAATGGATGGAAGACTTACAGCCTCACGTTAATAAGTTTGACGAGTTATTTAAGCACATATTTATTGATACCGCCACTGACGAAGTAAAAGATGATAAAGCGTATATTATGCCCGGCATCTATAAACGGTTTATGACTTATATAGCTCACATGGTATCAAATGTTTATCCAAGTCCGGAAGCATCTTTTGATGTACAGGGCGAGGATTTTTTAAGCTCAAAGTCTGTAAGTAAACAAAAATCTTTACTTACAAAAGAACTTAAAAATATGGATTACTACCAGATAATAGCGCAATACCTTTTTTATCGAGCACTAAAAGGTGAAGTAGTCAGGTATATTACCTGGGAAAAGAAAACCAAGAAAGTCCGCAGAAAATTAAGCTTCTTAGAAAAGCAGTACAATAAAATAGCTTCTTTGGTTGGAATGGAGTCAAACAAAGAAAAATTTAAAATTGTTGAGGTTCCGGCGTATGAGGGTTGCAAAATAACGGTAATAGACCCGCACAAATTTGTATTTGACAAAAACCAAAAGCATGATTGGGTAAACTGTCCTAAAATATACCCTACGCTAGCTACTTTTGAAGAGATAAAACAAAATCAGGCATATAGTAATTATGAAGAATTAGAGTCCTTAGAAAATCAATCCGGGCATGAGAAAGAAACTGAAAACTCTACCCCTGTTGCTGATGAGAATATCAGCACACAAGATGGCAAAATAGTTCTTTTGCATTTTTGGGGAAGCCTAAAACTTGATGATGGCACCGTGTTGACTGACTATTATATTGTACTTGCTGGAAACAAAAAGATTATACGGTTTGAGCCTAACCCGTACCCATTCTGCCCTATTAGAAGGTCGTCATTTCTCGACAACCCAAAGACAGGCCGGTCAATAAGTATGTTTGATTGCGCAGTTCCCCTTAATCAATACAATTCTGAACTTTTTCAGGATGCGCAGCGCTGCGCTGGGCTTGTGGTAGACAGGCCAAGCTTTGGGCCAGAGGGATTACTGTCAGAAAAACAAATTGAAATAAAGCGGGGCATGTATATTGGCCTAAAAAAAGATTCCCTAACTGACGGCGATATTGAATTCATGGATTATGCTCCAGGATTAGCAGCCATAGTAAATCTTATGCCTATAAGCAACCAAGAAATAGAATCCGCAACAGGTATATTTGATAATATGCTAGGGCAAGACGTAAGTGGCGGTAGGACTGCAACTGAAATGTCAATGGTAGGCTCCGGACAAGAGAAAAGAATGCTTAACGAGGTTAAAGACTTCACCCGCGAGCTTATTATAAAAGATATTGAAGATATAGCTGAATTAAACGCAGGGTATCGCATTGAGCCTGTGCCTGTAAGAACTGCAAAGACTGGCGGGTTTGGCTTCGATATGATTAAAGAAGAAGACTGGCTGGGCAATTATTCGTATTCATACGGCGATGCTCTCAGCACGCTAGACAGAAAGCAAAAACTCAATGAAAACATGTCTATTCTTAAAGAGTTCTTGATGCTTCCGCCTATACAAGCGGAGCTTGGCGGGGGTATGTTGGAACTTCTTAAATGGTTGCTTGAGCAAATGGGAATGGATAATGCAGACCAATTAATTGAAACAATGAAACAGGAAACACAAAATAAAATGGGAGGTATGATAAATGGACAGCCAGGGCAGGTACAGGGCGCTCCGATACCAAGAATTAATCCAGTTGGAGGGATGGAAGTTCCTCCGGGAGCAATGCCAGAAATACCAGCTGGATCATATCCGCAAGGATTCTGATGCTATGGACTATTTAGCAGGCATGAACAAGGTATTTAATATTATTGATGATGAAATTGAAAAATTTAAAAACAAATAAAGGGGAATATTATGAAAAAGAAAGCAGCTAAAAAAGCTCAAAAATCAAATGACAAAACGCCGATGATGCCTAAAGAGAAAATGATGATGAAGCAAAAACAAATAAAAAAGAACATGGGTAAATAGTTTACCGCACCTCAGTTAACTTGCTAATTCTTTTTATGCTTGGAATTTTGAAATAGTCCAATGCAAACATTTTATAATCTAATGAGCAATAATCCCAGTATTTACTTTTTCTTGGGTCTGTTAAGGGTAAGTTAATATCAAAATATCTTTTAAACTTCATCACCGCACCTCGGTTAAAATTTTTATGCTGGTTAGAAAATTTGTCTTACATCTTTGACAATTTAAAAAATGTAAGAGCCAAAAAGCACTTACTATTTCTGTATCAATAATCTTATCGCCTATTTTAAAGTGATAAGAAAAAGAATGATCGGGAATAAAACATTCTATATTTTGTAAACCAAACTCAACTTTTATTTTACTCAAAGCTTTATTTATATCTTCAATCATAAAACCATCCTCCCATTCAATAATTATACCACAATCGCCCTGAAAAAATAGGGAATATTAAGCATAAAAATAAATAAGGAGTAACCATGTCAGACGAACTAAACGTACCGCCTACAACCGTGGACGCTACACCAGCGGACAACTCAGCATTGGAGCCTGCGGAAGCAGACAACTCACAAAGTGCAGAGCCCGCTAAAGCCGAACCGGCAGAAAGTACAGAATCAACAGCAGAAACAAAACCGGAGCCAAATCCAGTAGTTAAAGAATTAGGCGTAACTGAGGAACATATTAAAAAATACTACCCCGAAGGAATGCCTGATAGCTTAAGTGACGCAGAAAAACGCTTGATTAAATCAAGCTATAACTCTGAGAAAATGGCTCATGAAAAAGCTCAACGACTTGCTGAAAAAGAAGCGAAAGAGAAAGAAGCAGAAGAAAAGCAAAAGGATACTGTATTAGAGTCACAGGACACAGAATTAAAAACAGTATATCAAGGACTTAAGCAACAGTTTGTATCTGAAAAAGCCCAAATAATGGAATTTATAAGACAGGGGCAGTCATTTACATACACTGACGCTCAAGGCAATCAATATACTGTAAGTCCTACGCAAGAAAATGCAGAGCAGTTAAAAGATTATTTCATACAGGAATATGCTGCAAAGTCCTTAACCGTGGATAGAAATTATCCAGAAGCTGCTAAGAAAATTGCTTCTGAAAAAGCTAAAAGAGAACGGGAAAAAAGCAATAAAGGTTATGAATCATTTATGACTGAATCCGCTAGTGTCCCCGAAAATAAGCAAGTGATCGAGTTTTACAAAAA